TGATATACTAATTGTGCGGTTACTTGGAGAGATGAGGCAGCACCCCTGTCCTTCTGTAGGTTCAATTCCTACTCGCCGCTCCAATTTCTGTCGGGGTGCGACTTGCCGTTTTTCGGAACTGTCCCAAATACCTGCATTGAGCAATTTCTTCGAGTCGTGCCTTTTGATGACTGGGGAGAAGTTTATGTCGGCTGTTCTGGCACTTTAAAGATTGAAGAGGCTATACGTTCTCGGTATCCTACTATTCCAATTCATGCAAATGACGTTTCGTTATTTAGCTGCCCTTTGGGTTGGTATTACACCGATCAACCTTATGCTATAAATTTTCATTCTCGACTTGATTTTATTAATCAATATATCGAAGAAAAACCGTACGAATACACAGTCGCAGCAGTTTTAGTTGCTCAGGAATTATCTCGTTATCATCGAGACAATAATTATTGCAAAGCTCATTTTCAATATTTAAAAGATAATTTTTCTGATTTTCAGCAAAGAGCCGTAGATAAACTTCAACAGAAAAAAGAAAAATTAAAACTTAATTCTTATTTTGCTGGAGACTGGCGTGACCACATGGAAACAGCGATAGAAAAAGGACATGGAATAGCATCTTTTCCTCCTTTCTTTGGTACGTCAGATTACGCCTCACAATTCAAGTTTATAAATTCAAATATTGCGTGGCCTGAGCCTAACTTTCGTGATTACAAACCAGATCATTTTCGGATAGCACTTGAGCGTTGTATCGAAACTGGTGTCAATTACATGCTTTTATCCGATCAGAAATTCGAAGATATAAAACCAACACTCGAATTTATACAAGGACGAAAAGTTCCTCATTATATGTACTGCAATACAACAAGGTCTAGCGTAAGACACCTGTTTGCAAAGCCTGAACCGTTCCTGTATAAGCCTGTAAACACTCAAAAACTTACTCGTAAGTCAAGAGTTGAAATTGTAAAAGCTGAAGCTAAACATCTGAATTTTATTAAAGACGTATATCTTGCTAAAGGCATTATTCATACGGCTGGACTTGTTAATTACCTTGTTCTTCTTGATGGGATGCTGGCGGGTGGCATTATTTACGCTTTGAATAAATATGGCGTTACTGCTGCATCTGGGGAGGTCTATCACGTTAGCGAATGTATTTACTTGCTTTCTGATGTCACGATCTCTAATGAAAATAAACTTTCTAAATTCTTGGCAATGTTGGCAACGTCAAAAGAATTAATAGAACCAATACAGCAAAAGCTATTAGCTCCTATTAAATACATTGTTACAACGGCTCGTTCTCCTAACCCTATAAGTATGAAATACCGAGGCATTTACGAGCTTAATTCACGCAAACCTTCTGAAGATCCTATCGACAATGGTAAAAACATCCTCCAGTACGGAGCTAAAATCACAGAACAAAAATCTTTCCAAATCTACCGACAATGGTTCGACAAATACAGTGGACTCGGAAAAGCTAGAAACAACCGTTAATTATTTACCTTTAACGGATCTAAAGCATTTAACAAAAAACGCTCGTTATATGACTGGCGATCAACTAAGGCGTTTAGTTGATAATTTAAAACGTGATGGCGAATTAACTTCTTATCCTCTTGTCTATAGACCTGATGCAGAATTGAATCCCGATTTTTACGAACAATCGCAGGGTGAATTGGTCATACTTTCTGGGAATCACAGAGTCGAAGCGGCAAGAGAAGCAGGAATTTCTCATACAAACGTCATCGAAATTAAAACACCGTTACCTGATGAAAGACTTCGAGCAATTCAGTTAAGCCATAACAGTATTAACGGGCAAGACGATCCAAGTGTTCTATTAAACTTATACGAAAGCCTATCTTTGGATGAAAAACTTTATTCAGGTTTAACAGATGACGATTTTGACGTAGAACCGATTGACGTTTCTGGCTTAGGAATTGGCAGTGTTCAGTATGCAGAAGTTACACTTGCTTTTATCCCCCACGAATTAAAACAAGTTCAAAAATGGATGAAATCTATTGAGGAGCAAGCACGAAAATCTCCTACACTGGTCGCTAAGTATGAGGATTTTGATAAATTCTTTGAAACTGTTGTACGTGTCAAAAAAGAATTGAAAACGTACAATTCAGCTATAGCCTTTGCAATGCTTTGCCATTTGGCAACAGAACGTTTAGACCAACTTAAAGAAAAAGATGGCTGAAACTATCGGAAAACATAGAAATACTGAGTTTTCGGGTGGCCGTCCGAAGCTAGAAATTACTGCGAGAGATATTAATCAAATCGAGAATTTATCAGCAATCGGAATGTCGCAAAAAGAGATATCACATATTCTTGAAATCTCGCCTCGTACCTATAGCACATGGTCGAAGAATGAAGAAGTTTTTGCAGCGATATCGAGGGGTAAAGCGAAAGGTCTTGCAGCAGTTGGGAAGGCATTGCATGACAAAGCCATTGGCGGCGATACAAGTGCAATGATGTGGTACGAAAAAACTAGAGGCAGACGCACAGATCGGGTCGAGGTCGTGCAACAAGATCAGGCTCAAGCTATTACGAGACTGATTGGAGTTATGACTCCTGACCAATTACAACGAGTAGCTAATGGCGAATCTCCTTCAGAGGTCTTGGGCAGCGACACCTGAAATTCAGGCGCAAATTCAAGCGTTAGCTCGTCTTGAACTTCATCGCAGACAAGACGAAATAAAAAAAGATTCATTAGGCCCAACTAATGTCATTAAACAAAGGATTCTTGACGGGCTTCTTGAATACCAGCAACCTATATGTGAAGATTTTAACCACCGAATAATCGGTTTCTGTGCAGGTTATGGTCCAGGTAAAACGAGAACAATGTGTGCATGGGCAACCCTTTGCGCTTTGGACAATCCCAATACGGTTGGTGCTTTATTCGCCCCTACTGGTGCTTTGGTCCGTGATGTTAGCCAACGTGCTTTGGAGGAATTTTGGGACGTTCATGGGGTTCGGTACACATACCGAGCGAGTCCGCTACCCGAATATGAATTAGATCTTCCTTCAGGAAATGTAACAATTCTCTGTCGGAGCATGGAAAACTGGCAGAGGATTATCGGTGTAAACCTGTCATTTATCGGATCAGACGAGATAGACACTACGAAACCTGAACTTGCACAGCGAGCAATCGAGAAATTTCTGGGAAGACTTAGAGCAGGACAAAGAAGGCAATTAGGACTCTTTTCTACACCTGAAGGTTTCGGAACCTTTTATAATTTATTCGTTCGGGAAGGCGACAAAGAAGATCGGGCTTTATATAAAGCTCGGACTGCTGATAATCCTTTTCTTCCTCCTGACTTTTTACAAGCACTTCTTGAAAACTATCCTGCTGGTTTAGTCAAGGCTTATACAGAAGGTGAGTTCTGCAACCTCACAACAGGCCAAGTCTATGACCGCTTTGACCGAGAGAAACACGTTACTACTGAGATTCCAGACTTTTCTCGTGACATTATTCGGATAGGAATCGACTTCAATATTGACAACATGAGTGCAGTTATTGGAGTCGTGCAAAAAGGAGAGCTACACATATTTGACGAAATTAGTGGAGAACATGACACAGATTCACTGGCAAGAGAAATCCGAAGACGATTTCCACATAACACCATTTATGGTTATCCAGATGCTTCAGGCGGAGCAAGAGCTACAAACGCTGCAAAAACCGACATCCAAATTCTTGATCAGTACAAAATTCAAAACATGTCAGGCCCATCGAATCCTTATGTCAGGGATCGGGTGGCCGCAGTTCAAGCGTTGCTAGAGAATGGTAAAGGTCTTGTTCGTTTTCATATTTCTCCTAAATGTGAAAAAGTAATTGAATGTTTAGAGCTTCAGTCCTATACCGAAAAAGGAGAGCCTGACAAGGATGCTGGCTATGACCATATGAATGACGCATTAGGCTATCTCGTTTGGCGAGAGTTCAATCCATTACACATGAACTCAGGTCGTGGCACTGGTATTAGGATTTACTAAAACTATTGTCTAAACTGTTTACATAACCAAAGAGGCTCATCGTGTATAGCGGTTACAACTTTTATAAACGTGAAATAGCTGGAGCAACAGCAGAGGTTAATGATCCAAATGCTGCGTGGAAAAATATGGAGCCTCATTGGGTCTTGATTGAGGACTTGATGGGCGGATCTTACGAGATGAGAAGGAAACACAGAAGATATTTGCCTCAAGAACCTAGAGAACTTGACGATGCTTATGACAACAGACTTGCTCGTTCAGTTTGTCCTCCTTATTACCAACGACTAGAGAGAATGTTGGGCGGGATGTTAACAAGAAAGCCTGTCAGATTAAATGACGTTCCCGATGTTATTCGAGAGCAATTATTCGATGTCGATCTACAAGGTAACGACCTAAATATCTGGACATACGAAACTGCTAGAAAGATGATCCGCTATGGACATATTGGTGTTCTTGTTGACGCACCGAAAGATGCAAGTGGTCGTCCTTATTGGGTCACATATACACCTAGAGACATCCTTGGGTGTAGGAGTGAAATAATTGAGGGACAGCAGAAGTTGACGCAGTTAAGACTTTTGGAAAAGGTAATAGAACCTGAAGGAGAATATGGAGAGGAAATTGTTGAACAAGTTCGATTATTAACACCTGGAGCGTATGAGATTCACCGCCGTAATAATGACGGTGAGTTTAAATTATTTGACGAAGGATCTACAACATTACCTGAAATTCCTTTTTCTGTTGCTTATGCAAACAGAGTTAATTTGATGGAATCTCGTCCACCTATGGAAGACATTGCGGAATTAAATCTTAAGGCTTATCAAACGCAGTCAGACCTTGACAATCAGTTACACATTTCAGCAGTTCCAATGCTTGCGTTCTTTGGATTTCCTCAAACGTCTGAAGAAGTTTCTGCTGGCCCTGGAGAAGCAATAGCTTTTCCTGCTGATGGTCGAGCAGAATATATAGAGAGCAAAGGAACTAGCTACAACGCACAGTTTGACAGATTAAAACAGATTGAAGAACAGATTAACGAGCTTGGATTAGCGGCAGTCCTTGGGCAAAAACTATCGGCAGAGACAGCAGAAGCAAAGCGGATAGATAGATCACAAGGCGATAGCACGATGCAGGTGGTCGCACAGCAAATGCAAGACATGATAGACAACTCTTTAATATTCCATGCACAGTATTTAGGAAGCGGAGCAACTGGTAGCAGTTTTGTTAATCGTGATTTCTTGGCTCAGAGGTTAGACCCTCAAGAAATCGGTAGCTTGTTGCAACTTTATACTGCTGGAACAATTACACAAGAGACTCTATTAAAGCAACTCCACGAAGGCGAAGTTCTAGGCGATGAGTTCGACATAGAGGAAGAATTGGAGGCAACGCAACAGGCTTCCTTGATAGAGATGGATCAACCTCTGGAGAAAGAAAAAGAAGAGGAGCCTGAAGAATCAGCAGAACCAGAAGACGAAAGCGATAAAGCTGAATAAATGGCAACAACTGTTCCTGTTGGAGATGGAATACCTTCTGCGTTTTATCGTAATGCGATAGATCTAAATCGTTTTAGCAATAGCGTTTCTAAGAAACTTGTTAATTCTTATAACAACGTAATATTAAAAGCTGTTGAACAACTTGAGAAAATAGAGAAGCAACCTTTAAGTAAACAACCTGCTTATAAGGCAGCAAGATTAAGAGCGTTAATCAAACAAACAAAAGAGAGCCTAAATACTTGGGCGGGTGGAAGTGTTGACGAGTTAATTACAGAACTTGAAGGCGTTGCAAAGGTTCAAGCGGGTTTTATTGAGGAGCAGCTAAAGAAATCAATGCCTAGAGGAATGACAGAAAAGATTAGTAACCAACTTGGTTATGCTGTTAATTCTGTTTCTATTAGTCCGTCATTTGCGAAGGCTGTTGTTAATACAGATCCAACAGCATTAAATCTGGCTGTCTTGAGAAGTGATTTGGCTGGAGCAAAAGCACCAAAAGGAACATTTAAGTTAACAGCCAAAGAAGGTCAGACAATAACTTTGCCTAATGGAAATACTGTTAGGAAATCTTTTCTAGGAATTGCTGAAGCAGAGGCTAAAAGATTAAATCAAGTCGTGAGAACAGGTTTACTTGGTGGGCAAACTACTGCTGAAATCGTTAGGGATCTTGTCGGAGATCTGCAAAAGGATCAGAAAGGGAGTCTGAGCAAATTATTAGCTCAAGGTGGAGCTGCCT